GGCCACAAGACTTCTCTACCGTTATTCTCGACCATATCCACGACCCTACAACATTGTTACTGCTCGGTCTTGTCCGTTCAACTGTACTTTTTGTCAGCACTCAGGGGGAGCACCTTACCGAGCACGTTCAATAGAGAACGTCATCGAGGAAATAAAGTTAGCTTACGAGAAGTATAATTTCAATATCCTGATAATCCTCGATGAGCTCTTTGTTGCTAACAAGAAGAGGATGAAGGACTTCTGTAATGCCTTGATTGAAGCGAAGAGAGTTTATGGCTGGGACTTCGACTGGATGTTCCAGACTCATCCTAATGCCGGGCTTGACAAGGAAAGCCTTGCCCTGGCTAAAAAGGCAGGCTGTTACTTTTTTGCTTATGGGATGGAGAGTGGTAGCCAAAGAATCCTGGATAGTATGAACAAGAAGTCAACGGTAGGACAAGCTATCGAGGCGATAAAGTTGGCTGAAGAGGCTGAGGTGGGGTTTGGTGGCAACTTCATCTTCGGTGATCCTGCCGAAACCGAGGAGACAATATCGGAGACACTGGCAATTTACTTTGAGCATTGCAGGACATCCAGTGTGTTCCTTGGCTTTATAAAGCCTTACCCCGGCAGTAGAGTTTTTGATGTCTGTATGGAGAAGGGGATATTCAAAGACAAGCGAGATTTCTATGAGCACATAGATGAAAGCATTGTCAACATGACCTCACTGCCTGACATTGAGTTTCAGCGATGGGTGGCATTGCTCACGGCGATAGAGGTGACTTGGGCACACATCAAGGCCACGAGTGGAATCTACGAGGAGGATACGGAAGCACCAGAGGTAGCTTATTTGGCACACAATGGCAGCAAGATATATAAGATAACGGCGGTATGTCCGTATTGCGGTCAAAATATACTCTATAGGCTGCCCCTCCCTCATAAAGTAGATGCTGCAAATTCATGGATCGGAAGTTCTTGTACGAAATGTAATCGCCGGATTAAGGTGCTGATATGACAACGGACATAAAAGAGAAGATGTCTCCAGGGGATGCCAACGCATTGAGGGAACTAGCCCTGAGAGTTGGTGGAAGGGGTGCGCTTTTTGTTGAGGTTGGTTGTTGGAAAGGATACTCCACTGCGATACTGGCCGAGAGCATCCCATACGGTACTGTCTATGCCGTGGACCATTGGGAAGGTAACCCCGGTACTTGGAATTATGAGGTTGCGAGAGACAACGATATTTACGCCATCTTCAAAGCTAATATATTCTCACTTGGCTTACGGGACATAGTGCATCCTGTAGTAATGGATTCACAGGCAGCTTCCAAGTTGTTCGAGGATGGTGTAATGGACCTAATTTTCCTTGATGCCGACCATAGATACGACTATGTTAAAGAGGACATAATGTCTTGGCTACCGAAACTAAAAGAGGGCGGGATCCTTTGCGGACATGATTGTGAGGAATATTACTCTCGGTTTAACGAGTTGGCGCAACGTGACATTGAGGCGTGGAAGAATGAGGATTGCATAGGTGGGGTTTATTTCGAGGGTTCGATTCATCCAGGTGTTATTAAGGCACTCCATGAAACTTTGTCGGGGAAGTATATAAAAATGCCCAAGAGCACAATTTGGTATTACGTTAAGGAGAACGATGCTGTACGAATTTAGGTGTCCGGGGCATGGAACGTTCACACTCAAACAGGGGATTTTATCTGACCACGTAGCTCGGTGCCCTGAGTGTGATTGTCCTGCACAACGCATCTACTCGCCCTTTCGGTGGGGGCAGGGCAACCCCGTCTTTCGGCCAGACGGAAGTTACAGAGAGGATAAGGATTACGCAGTGTTAAAGGGGTGAAAAGATGCCAGAGATAGGGGAAATTAAGAGGGGTAAGGAGATTGGGAAAACGGGAAAATGGCATGTTTGGCATGCCTGCGTAGATTGTGGTAAGGAACGATGGGTGGGATTAGAAAAGGGAGAACTTCCTTATGGAAGCTAAAAAGAAAAAGAGCGGTGAGGAAAAGAAACTCACCGCTATTCTCAAGGAACTCAAGAAGCAGACGGAACTACTTAATAATATATGGACTGAAAGGAGGACATAATGGGAAGAGACATGGACATAGGGACATCATATGATATTCGGGAACTTGACCTTGCGCAGGGTGAACAAATCGAGGAAGCGGTAGAGGATATAGGGACTACCACTGTTGTCGATTGTCCTCTTGTGCCCGTAGAGATACCGGGAAGTAACTCATCGGGGGCCTATACAGCCAACGATGCCATGGGGACAATATTTGAAGTAGTGGTTCCCAGGAGAGGTGAGATTCGCAGCGCCATCTTCTTCGACCTTGACGATGAGGGTTTACAGACTGATCTGGAGATATTCAAGCATAAGCCCACTCAGATAGCTAGTGAAGCCGCATGGGCACTCTCTCTGGCAGATGTCGTCAAGTTTATAACCGAGCTGTCCTTTGTGACTCCTGATGACCATAATGGCACCCAGACATTTCAGCTAACCAACATAGGCATGGCATACACAGCTCCAGAGGGGAAGTTGTATATCCAGGCAGTAACTAGGGGTACACCGACTATAGCTGTTGGGGCTAAACCGAGGATTCAACTACAGATACAATCTTTTGATCCTGACTTCAGGGAGGTCTAATGCGTGCTCTTTATATTCCTAGGGATAGTGGCTGGCGCAACTACCTGCGCAGAGTTCCCAATAATTCTGTGCTTTACTACCCTGGCCTTGATGGTGGTGGTGCTACAATCCCCGACTATTCGGGGAACGTAAACAACGGCACGATTGTGGGGGCTACTTGGGTACGGCTACCTTCGGGGCTGTGGTATCTGGACTATGATGGCAATGACTATGTTTCTGTAGATGATGCAACTTCCCTTGATATAACCGATAAGGTTACGCTGCTGTGCTGGGCATATATCACCATCAACAGTGGCAGGCTGGAAGGCCTGGTAACCAAAACGGGTAATCGTGCAGGGGTAGGTGGGGGATACTGGATTGAGTTTGAGGACAGGGGTGGAGCAGGGACAAATGAAAATCTGGTCAAGCTCTTTATTTCTGATGGGGCGGCAGCAAGTGCTACAGGTCTAGCATCCAACAACATTACTGCTACGGGTTGGCATTTCTGCGTAGGAACCTACGATAAGGATTTGGGCGGGGCAGAGGAGATGAAAGTCTATATTGATGGTGTAAGTAGCAGGACAGGTGATTACAGCAATGCGATGGCAGCCAACAACAACAAGGTAGTCATAGGTGCTAACGATAATGATGCGGGAGGATTCGCAAACCATATCTTGGGACGTATAGCCCTGCCGAGAATCCTTAATATCGCTTTAACCGCAGCGCAAATAGCTGACATCTACGGGGAAGAAAGACTTTTGATTGGAGTGTAGATATGGCAGGAACTAGAGTTGGCGAAATAAAGAAAGGCAGGGGAGGTGTATCATCAGTGGAACACGTGTAGAGATGGATTTCTTCTTTCCCAATATGACACCACAGCAGGTCAACAAGGCCTATCCCCAGCTATTGCCCGCCATCAAGGCTGCTAAGGCCAAGGCTCGTAAGATAAACGAGGGTAAGGACAACGAGGAGATGACTGTGAAGGCTGTCTATTATGAATGTCGCCATGATGAGGTAGGTAGTAACAAACCTGATGGGCCTAGAACGGAGATATAGAATGAAGGATGACAAGAAGATATGTTACTTCTGTGAACAGGACATCGAAGAGAACGCTGTTCCTGTTTACCACATGCAGCACGGAGAGCCAAAGATTTTCAGGCACGAGGATTGTCCAGCATGTCCAACATAAGGAGGATTATGAAAAGACTGTGGAATTTACTATGTCTTATCTGGTGGGGTAAGTACGGTAGATATGGGGGGCCCGACCACTTTTGTCACATGTAGGAGAGACCAATGCCTCCAAAGTCAGAAAAACAACGGAAATTTATGGGTGCCGATCTTCAAAGGAAGCGGGAGGGCAAGAAGACCAAGACTGATATGACCGAGAAACAACTACGGGATTTTGCTAAGAAGAGGAAATAATGGCTAGGACTCATGCAGTTTTACTAACAGAGATTTACCAGGAGTGCCTTGATACTGGCGCTGCTAAAATTCTCGCTGCTCATGCAACTCAACAGTTGGCACACGCTATTAGAAGGGCTTCCGATGACATCCCCAGAAAGAAAGTATTCTCTTACTTCATCGAGTCACGGACGGGGAAGGCTTCGGCTACCTCTTCAGGGTACATCGTGGACACAACGGAAACCCAATTCATCGTTGCAAATGATATTGATAAGGTGGTTCACAATACCACCGATAACACGTGGGCAGTCGTAAATACCGATGGGAGTAACAGCACAAGCAAACTAAAGCTGAGCAAGGACATCATGGTATCGGGCGAGTCCTATGAAGTGTACAACAAGGGCTGCAAGACGCCATTCCAGATAAACCTTGAGGACATTGTGAACTACGTGGGCGAAAATAGGGGTGTCATCGCTGTAGAGTATCCCATTGGAACACGTAGAAACTTCGATGTTGAAGGTGACATTTTAACTATAGCTATTGACAGTGTGGATGATAGCAAGGTGACCGATCCCGCCACGGATACTGAGGTATTGGTTACTGTCAACGTGAGGCACTACGTCTCTGCGATGGTACTCTTGACGGGGGCGATTGACAATGCTTCGGACGAGGCTGCGGGTGAAACCGTAATTCATGTAGACACACTAGATTCGTCCAGTGTTTTTGCAGCGGACACGGAGTTCACCATCGCTGGTGTCCGAGGTATTTACACGACTGTTAAGGATACCACGTTAGCCTCCAATGAGGGAGACATCACGATATACCCTCCTCTTGAGAGCATCGCTGAAGACGATGATGTCATTACAATTACTGGATCAACCCTCACACGTCTTTTAGAGCCTGTTGTTGTCCTCCTAGCTGCGGGATACTGTCTCCGGGCTTATGCTGCTTTCCCCGCACTTACCGACCACGACATCGCTTCGGAGTTAGCCATTGCGGATTTAGTGAGCGGGGCTACTTTAATCAACGCAGTCAACCTGGGTGGGCCAGGGGCTCCAGGTGACTATGCCACCCAAGCAAATATCGACATGCAGATTGCGAGTGGTTACGGGGTAAAGGCACGACTTTTACGACAGTTGGGGAACGAGAAGATTGCGGACGCATTAGATCAACTGAGAAGACTACGACCTGCGCCAGCCTCAAAGGGAACGTACACAAGGGCATGAAGGTACTCGGAGCGGCACTTACAACGAAGCAGAAGGAAAATTCCGTCTTCCCTCTTTTCAAGATGACTCTGGATGCTACAACTTGGCGGTTAAGGCAAAACAAGTTTCGTGACGTTGAACATACCGAACAGGAATGGAGTCAGGTTGCACGCATAGTCGTAGACAACACCGCTAAAGACCTCGTAAATTACAGGGGTAAAAAGAGTACCTTCTCCTGGGGGCTTCACACCGATAGTGCATGGTTGGCCTCAACCCGATACGATGTTGGGGATTTTATTCGTCCTACAAACCTTAACTTAAACGACTTCGTTTACGAGTGCACCACTTCTACCAGTGGGTCTTCTGGAGCCACTGAACCCACATGGGATACCGATGTCAACGCTCCGGGCACTACAAATGACGGTTCTGTTATCTGGACGACTCGTGAGGGGCGGGTTATCTCTGCCTGTGCCCCCCTGTGGGTACTCTCTCAGCAGAATGTTTCGTGGCAGGGTGGTGTAGGTATCGAACTGAGCCTAGCAGGAACCCTGAACCTCATGGGGCTTGACGAGGCGAGCAGAGAATACTTCGGAGACAGCCAAGACCTCAAGACTATCGAGACCTTAATTCGAGAGATATGCGCTGGCGGGTTCTCGGATTGGGTAGCGTCTACAGCTTATTCCTTGGACGACTATGTTCACCCCACCTCTGCTACATGGGCAGCCGCTACAGGCTACAGCATAGGGGATATAGTAACCCCGACTGACGATGCAAACGGGCGGTTGTACACCTGTACCGATGCGTTGACATCTTCGGGCACAGAACCCTCATGGCCTCTAGGGGAAAATGATACCGTTGCTGACGGTGCGGGTGGGACAGCGGGGGTATGGACACTCAAGAAAGTGGGTGTCTTTAGATGCACCGTATCAGGCGACTCAGGTGGTAGTGAGCCAACATGGGGAACTACAATGGGGGGTGATACAGCAGACAACGAAGTCACATGGATTTTCGATGGGTGGGCTTTAGATGTTTTCTCCCACTGTACGGCTCGCACGGTAACGTTTGATTCCGTTGACTCTGCTATGAACAAAGCTCATTACGAGTGGGCGGCCTCGACAACCTATGCTTTGGGAGATTACGTTAGACCCACAGAAGGTGAGAAGACGGGATATGCGTATAAGTGCACCACGGCGGGAATATCGGGATCGAGCGAACCTTCTCCGTGGGACACCGATGTTGTCGACCCCCCCGGAACGACCTCGGACGGTACTGTAACGTGGACTACTGAGGTGATAGGGCTAAGACCCCAGGATGCTTTCTATATCGAGTTCAAGGGTACGAGACTTGCCGCCTTGCAAGAACTAATGAGTAGAACTGGGTGCTCCCTACGGGTGGAGAACGATGAGGAAATACACATCTTTGTCCCCAACACGAAAGACAGGGCAACAATATGGGCTGCGAATACCGAATATACCGTGGGCATGAATGTTATCCCGTTGACAGGGGAAACCCTGTTTAGGCAGTATAAATGCACCACGGCGGGGAAGTCAGGGGGAACCGAGCCCGACCCGTGGGGCACGTCCATTGGGGGCACCACGTCAGATGGTACTATAACGTGGACACTCGCCCTTGATTACTTCTATTCCTCAACTTCCTCCTCTCAAGTTGAACAGCATCCCTATTACAACAAGAGCTACCGAGAGCATGTGGTGATACCCAATAAAATAGTAGTGGAGTCAGACCCGTCTCATTCTACTCATTACCGAGGATCGGCGGAGGATTCCGACAGCGTTGCCTTAATAGAAGTGAGGGAGTTCTACCGATACCGCCTTGGAAGTGATGCGAATGCCGATTTAATAGCTGATAATATATTAAAGCAACGGCAGCGAACTATGGAATCCGGCTCATCGAAGATTCCGATAATAAACATAGGGGCAGAAGTACACGATTTTAACTACTTTTCTGATTTAAGAGAGGGTGGCGGGGGGCACCGCATAGGCAACGTGGGAGAGGTATTTCGGTACTTCCATGCAGAGACAGCCGAGTTCGGTATGGCTTTAGTATTTGGTAGACCACTTTCGGGAATACGCAGTCTTGTTGGCACGATGCCCGCTACCCGTGAGGATGTGGTTGACGAGTTAAGTATAGAAGAGGACTTCGAGAAGCTAAAGAAGTGGGCGAAGACGAAGGGGTACAAGGGATGAGCCTGAAAGACACCATAAGGGAACTCCGAAGGGTTAATGGCGCTCAGTGGGATGCTATTGCGGCGTTGGAGCGAAAACTAGATGTCAAGACTACGGCAGCACTTAGCACTTTATTGTCCAGTGGATGGAAGATCAGTGGTGACAAACCCACGCTTGATTTTGAGGAGATCGACCAGACCGACCCTGCGGGGAGATTCAGGTTCCAAGCTGCGGGGGGGAATTTCGGCTTAGAAATAGCAAAATCAGAAAATTGGGGTAGTCAGACCATTATCTTCTTTGTGTCTGGCCCCGATGTAACAATCGGTACAGCCTCAGCAATAGCAGGCAATGCAAATGGAACACTTCTTTTAAGTGGTGGCCCACGAGGAACAGAGGGTGCAGTAGTTCGATTGAAGGGTGAGGATAATAGTAATGGGAACTTTACTGTCCTCACCCGTAACGCAGCGAAGGATGGGAGCATTGTTCGCCTTGATATAACTGGCAATGCTTCTCTTGCCTTGGCTACTTGGAACGCTGTCGAACACCTCGGATTCAAGACTCGTGACTTCCAACTCGGTACTGTAGCCGTACTCACGATCTCAGGAGGAGTAGCCACCATTGCTCACTCTAGCTTGCGTAGTCTCTATTATATTGATACCCAAAGCAGTGCTTCCACAGATGATTTGGACTCCTTTACCACATCTAATCCTAGCTTAGGCTCTAGTGATGTTGGCAGGATGCTTCTAATCCGAGCAGGCCACACCGATAGAACGGTAGTAGTCAAGCACGGGACGGGGAACATTTTGTTCTCCGATGAGACAGACAGGATTCTTGATTCCACTAGCAAGATGCTTCAGCTTTGGTGGACAGGCGCTAACTGGACAGATGTAGCAGGAGGCTCGAAGTGGTGGCATGAGCACGACTTGTCCGTATCCTCTCTGTCCAAGGGAGCATCAGGAGCAACCGAGGTAGCAGCAGACGCAAATACATTGGGGGGTTGGCAGCTTAGTGATGCAGGCTGGCTTGTCAACTTCGGTGCTCACCTAGAAGACATTTGGGACGCCGTTTCAGACATTGAGATAAATGTCTACTTCGAGGTCAACGTGGACAACACTGCGGGTAATGCTGGAGACACAGTAGACCTGAAGATTGTCGCTCGCTACAAGGGAGATGGGGAGACTGCCATCAAGACTCAGACCGTGGAGGTGGCTACCGTTGTTGGGCAATCCGCTCAGTACAAGCAGTTCAAGGCCACCTTCGCCATTGCTTATGACGCTGGAGGGAATGTGATAGATGCCCTCGATGTTCTCTCCTTTGTGATGAACCTTGAGACAGACACCAGCGAGGTAGACGACATTATTATTAACATAGTTGAGCTACGGTACAGGACTAACAAGCCAGCATTAGAGGTGTAAGATGAGTGAATTGGAGATTCTTGGTACTACAGGTGGGAGTGACGCACTTACAGTCATTGGGGCAGAAGTAACGGTAACGAGGTTGGTATAATGGGACACGGTAAAGCGAAGACCAAAAAGAAGGTGGACAAGGGCAAGATAACGGGTATCAAGAAAGGCCGTAAGTCCCGAAGGGAGAAGAAGTGAGCGAAGACCGAATCAATTATGAAGACCTGCCCGACCACGATATTCTAGTCCTGGTGGCTCGTTCTTGCAACCAGACGGAGAAGCACTTGGCAGAGCTTAACAGCAAGACGGCAGCCCAAGAGACTCGTGTTAAGACGCTAGAGGTTGCTATCAAGACCGCTAAGTGGTTCGGTGGCATTGGAGGCTCTGGTGGGCTTGTCGCTGGTATACTAAAGATTGCGGGGATATACTGACGGGGCTTAGAATCGCATTTCAGAGGGTTAGAAAAGGGGGTCAAAATGGATAAGGCAAGACTGGCGTTGTCAAAAGTGGCATGGCTGCTGGAGCGGGGCATCTTTGCGTGCGAGGAAGTATTGAGAATCCTACCCGGTATCCTCGTGCAGATGCGGAGAGGCTTGACCTGGATAGAGACCACCCTGAAGGAACTATAATGATTTGTCCCCAACTGCTTCGCTGAGATGAAGATTACCCAGATGGGCAACCAGACCTATTGGTATTGTCCTTCGTGTGGTTACAAAACACGCTGACTTTGCTGTTTCCTCTCGAATCTTTAACCAAACTTTAAGGTTATCCCTTAATCCTTTTTTCGAAATCCCCGAAAAATGCCTCTCCCCAAAGCTTGACAAAGTTCGCAAAGCATGATATAGTATCTGCATGGACAAAATAAGGTTACTCAAATATCCATGTCGGGCTGAGGGGTGTACAGGTTCCTTCCATGCCCCTCCCTCTAGTCGTAGACGTTACTGCAACAAGTGCCTGATTGAAAAGACAGGCCGCCCCACAAAGAAGTAACAGGAGGGGTATAACATGCTCATCATAGCTATTATAGGAACCGTTTTATCCTCAGCACTATATTGGAGGCAGCGATGAGAACTGAAGCAGATATTCGGGCAAAGATGAAATTTATAGGAAGGAAGCTGAAAAGCCATCGTTCTCACCAAGGCTATGAGTTAGACAAGTGGGCCATCTCTGTGTTGGGTTGGGCATTGGGTCTCGATCTCAAGGAACGCTACTTTTGCGGAACGTGCAAAAAGTCACACCCACTTTTGCGGTGCCCTTGGTGTGGGGGCGAAAATGACATTTTGGAGAACAGCGATGGAGCATAGGATGACCGGGGATGAACTGAGGGATGCTATCTTGGCGATCATTAGCTTTGGTGCCTATTCTGGCTTAGGGCTAGAGGAGTATTATATGACCCCTGCGGAAAACTATACTGCTGAGGGTATGGAGGAGGCCTTGGGTGTAACTAATCAAATCCTCGCCCTCTGCTCTGAGCACTACCGGGAGCAGGAGAGGAAGCGGATAAGTGAATGGGGCATTGAATCCTGCGTACATGAAGTCAACTTTTATCGCAAACGGGAATGTCCTGAGTGTTGGAAAACCCTGAAAGGAGAATGATGTACAACCAGAGAATCAGGGACGAGATTGCACAGGAGTTGAGGGGGGCGCACAGGCTAAGAATTACGTGGCTCAAAGAGGGTCATCCGAGCCTTGCTAGGAACATGAAACAGTATGCCGATGGAATCCGTTTTGTTGTCAGTATTCTCTACCCCAAAAGGAGGAAGCCGTGGGTTGTCCACTAATCGTAACCAAGCAAGCAGGCGATGAGAGCCAGGTCTACTGCAAACACACCGAGAGAATCTGCGAGTTGGTCACGGAACCTAGCTGCCCCCTACTCGATTTCGCAGAGGCATACCACGAACAGAAGATACGGGAACACTGGGCCTTCGCAAATCAAGCAGGAAAGGAGTGAGATGAGAAGAATACAATCGCAATACGATGCTGAGATACAGAAACTTGAGGACAGCATTTATGGGCTAAGACAGAAGCTCTCCGAACTGCTGCAGAAGAAAGCGGAAGAACTCTGTGAGTTTCGGGTGGGTGACAAGGTGACAGACAGGAGCGGACGAATAGGCGAAGTAGTAAATATCAGTGCTGGTTATGCTGGTTCGCCTCGTTTCAATGTTCGATTGTATAAAAAGGATGGGCGACTAGGCCAAAGGAGAACACTGGCTTATTCCTTTGACGGCTGGGAGAAGCCCAACTGAAGGAGTGATATGGTAGAGCTTGTAGTCTCGGGACGGATGAACGAGCCAGGGGTAGCTTGGCTATATGTCGATGGCCTAATGGCTGGAAGCATTGCACAGGAGGGCTTCAGGGTAACGACAATAAGATGGAAGTATCCTCGCCTGTTTAAGGTTCACTCCAAGGGCTATCCCCATCCCGTCTTCCTCTATGTAGACCGAATAAGAAAAAGGAGAACCATGATACCCGATAAACTATTCTACGACCTTCTGAATCCCCTCATAGCCGATCCCGCAACACCTGTAGGGCAGCTAGAGGACAGTATTAGGTGGACTATCGCTTTCTCATACAGAGAGGGATACAGAAAAGCTTGCGAGCAGAAGAAGAAAACCCTTGAGGAGGCATGATGCACAGTTCAACAAGGATATTCCATGAGAAGATGTCACCCGATATGACCCGCCCCAGAGAAGTCAGGGAATACTTCGCATGTTGTCCTTGCGGGGTTGGCCTCGATGTTTACGTGGACTCTCAAGGAGTGTTGGAATCTACGTTAAAGCACTACCAGGAAGACGGGGAGATATACCATAAATGCGACACAGACATGCCCTGCCGTTTATTCTGGGGTAAGAAGATACAAGAGTGGCCGAAGCTATAAGGAGGGGTTATGTTACAGATTAGCAAAAGAAGCTGGCACTATAGGTGGATTATGCTTATTGGCTCGGCAGACCCTGATAAATGCCGGTTGTTTCCGGGATGGTGGCGTAAATCGGGGATCCACAAAAGTAAGTTTGAACCCCCCAAGAACCTCTGTGCATACTTCTGGGTATTGGTGGGGTTCACTGTGTTCTTGCCTTTTTTGTCACTTATGGTTGGGCTATGGGCAGTTCCGCTATGGGCAGGTACTCTAGCAGTAACTCTAGTCAAGTGGATTCTTGTCACCCCGATAGTTTTCATGATTCTCTTGCTAATCGACCTAGTAAAGAAGCTAAGACTTGAGAAGAAAGAGAAGCCCGACCACCTATCCCTGACATGGGAGTTAATCAAGGCCAAGAAGCGCAAGGCATGTCCCTTGATTGAGTATAAGGACGAATAATGAACTGTACTAGAAGCGGATGCGCCGGTGTCCTGGAGTTGGCAGGATTCCCGACATGGGAGAAGTTGTGTCCTGTGTGTAGACTACTCCACAACAGGGACGGCTCAGAGATGATACCCAAACCGGACACAAGGAAGCCTACACCGGAGCAGATAGAGTACGCTAGAGAGGTGGTGAAGGGATTATGAGCAGATTAACGTTTCGAGCATGGGATGGGGAGCAGATGGTTAGCCCTGATTACGTTGACCGAGATGGTTATGCCCATTGGAAAGCCAATAGTATTCCCGAAGGTACAGATAGGGTCATGCAGTGGACGGGGTTGCTCGACAAAAGAGGTGCGGAGGTATTTGAGGGGGATATTCTTGGAGGCATCTGGGAAGGTGGCTGGATAGCATACTGCGATAAGTGCAAGGGCTTTGAGTATTTCGCAGGACAGGATGGATGCTTTAGCTGTTTGGGTGATGTAAGGTGGCGTGATATTGTAGAAGACGAGGGTAAGCTGGAGGTCATTGGTAATATTTACGTCAACCCAGAGAGGATGCAATTATGATTTGCCCACACGGTTATGAGGATGAGACATGAAGGACTGTACTCCTAGATACCCCCACAAGGACGGTTGGTTTTGCGCCCTGAAGCTTGGACTCAGGGATGATAAGGGGGAACCAGTGGACGACCGATGCCTTAACTTGGACTACCCCGAACATTGTCTAGAAGAGGAAGCATGGAAATTGAAGGAGGAAGTATGACTGAGGAAATCAAGGGGCCTAGATATATCGCACAGGTTGAGAGGTCAGTTAAGGGCGTGCTTACATATAAAGTAAGGGCGGAAACTGAGTCAATGAGGCAATCAATGGACGAATTACATGAGATGGTCAGGGAGATGGAGACCGTTTATCCAGCGCCACTAGCAGAGGGGGGAAAATGAAAAAATCCGATACGATAGGTGAATTGGCCCAAGCGCTTGTCCAAGTTCAGAAGGTTCTTGAGGGAGCAAAGAAGGATTCAACAAACCCGTTCTTCAAGAGTAAATATGCCGACTTATCCTCAGTGTGGGATGCTTGCCGCAAACCCCTCGCTGAAAACAATCTTGCAGTGATACAGACTATGGATACCTACGAGGGGGCTGGCTTTATTATCGAGACGACCTTAGCGCATATTAGCGGAGAATGGATAAGCGGCCGGTTAAGTATAACACCGGTAAAAGACGACCCCCAAGGGATAGGCTCTGCGATTACCTATGGACGACGCTATACCCTGGCTGCTATCGTGGGAGTGTGTCCTGAGGACGATGATGCAGAGTCGGCGATGGACAGGAAGGGAAAGGCTGTGCAGACCACCTCAGCGCCCTCTCAGGGCAAGGAACCGATACCGGAGGGTGAACCGCGGACATCGCCAGGGGTACGAGAACCCGTAACGAGGAAGTCTTTAGAGGAACGAATCAAGGGTCTGCTCAGGGCACAGGGCATCAAGGGGGTTAATCAGTTGGCCGACTATCTCAAGGAGAACCACTTTGCAGAGACGAGCATCGAGAACCTTAGCGATGACGGTCTAACGGGGTTGGTGACACTGTTGGGGAAGGAAGTTGAACCAAAGGATATTCCATATTAAGGAGGTATGATGGTAGCTTGTGGGATATGCGATCACGATACAAAACTATTCTGTAGCGCTTGGAATGGCACGGGTGAAGTGGGTGCGTCGGCTCTCTATATGCCCTTTGAATGCAAGCCAAAGACCTGTGGATACAGCAGGGAACAGATAGAAATGAGGCCGTTAGTTGCGGAAAGCGCCGATACGGAAACTGAGCCAACTACACAAAGGCGAGCTAAGGCTCAGGTCTGAACTTAAAAGAAAACTTTTAGCTGAGCAGATAGAGGAACGAGGTTATAACTTCTGCATGAGTTGTGGGAAGTCCGAGGCTGTAGACCTTGCCCACGTCGTCAAGGTTCAAGTAGGGGGCACATCACGTGAGAATTGTAGGCTATGGTGCAGGCTTTGTCACACTACAATCAGCGGGCACTAGAAAGGAGGCAACATGATAACCAGAGTAAATGAACGGCAAATTATGGAGACGGGCGAGGATATCTGCGGGGGTTATTTCTTCACTGCAACTGTTCGTGATGGCAAGGTTACCAAGATAGATTCCCTATATGGCTACTCCCCAAGTGAAACGCTCATTAGGAGTTACGTGCACTTCCTCGGTGAAGTTCTCGAAGCAATGGGACAAACTTACTAAATACTCGTGGAAAGGAGACCCGTGGATATAAAGATTGGGGAACTAACGCCGGCACAGAAGAAGGTCTTTAAGAAACTAGGGAAGATGCAGACCGAGGCGTTAATATTACAGGGTCGTCATAGGGTGGGATTAGAAGCCCTCTGGAATGAATTGGATCGTGAGTATACGTTGCCTAAAGGAGTCTATATCTCGAATGGGGTTATCTACCAATATGAACCTCTATGAATACTCGTGGTTGCTTCGCCCGTTGGGATGATGACCAGAGAGGCAATCACTTGTAGAGCTAGGGCCGAAAAGAAGAGTCGACTTACCAAGTAGGCTCTAGCGAATCTTCCCTACCGTTGAAGAACTGGTGGGGCTTGAGAAGGGGCTGGTGGGAGATGCGAAGGATAGGTCGTCTTAACTTGCAAGCGCCTGTCTGAAGCGGGTCGAAGGAGCGATAGCAGTCGAGCCAATAGTCTCCCACCAGCCCCCACAAAGAGGAGAGCAAAAATGAGATGGAAAAAATTGTACAGCACATCAATAAAAGTTTGTCTGTCTACGGACATAAGGGATATAATGAAGAGCCGATTGCCTGCTACACCAGAGTTCCTTGACCAGCTCGAAAACATAGTTCAACTAATAATTGAGGTGGTGCCTGAACACATGGAGTATAGCCACGAGGACTATATTAGTATGGTAGTAGGAGGAAAAGATGATGCCACAAGAGTGCCCTAAATGTGAAGACGAATTAGCTCACTATGGTAAACTCCCATCCCTGTGCTCTGAATGTGGTGCAGATAGAACAGGAAAGATGTATCCTGGATATGTAGATGATGAAGGTGACACAACTCGTAGTAAATGGTCAGACCAGCAAAGGCTAATTGAGGAGCAAAGGTGGTTTCATTAGCCCCCACAAAGAAAGGAGTGAAATGATTTGCCCTTACTGTGGGAAACGAGGAGCTTACATAGAAAACAAGGTAGAAAAATGTAGATTCTGTCCTTATTTAAGGCGGGAGGGCGAATCCTTCCCAGCTAATATGAGGGAGGCGAATATCCGTGATTCATCAGCCCCACTAGAAAGGAAGAAGGATGACACCAGAAGAAAAAGCAGCCTATCTAGTCACTCAGTCCACAGCAGCTTTCATTGAGTTGATGAGCATGTTGGCAGCAAACCACGAGCGGAGGTCACATGGCTACGCTGATGCATTTGGAGAAACGGAAATAAGAGCGTTGATAGGCAAGTATGATTTGAACTATGGGACGGTAGGAGCTTTCCTTATAAGGCACTAGCAATCAAGGGGCTGCGGGGGTGCTGCCGAATATAAAGAATAAGGCAGTCGGATTGTTCGCTACTACCCCGCAGCCCGAAGGAGTGAGATGGTAGAATTAACAATCGTAATATTTGCAACAGAAGGTATCTTTTATGCCCAAACTGATGCCAGCAATGACCCCGAAGAGATTATAAAGGGGCAAGGGGCTGATCCGTATGAGGCTTTAGAGAAGTGGCTTGAGGATTTAAGGGAGAAGGACTTTTTTCGACCCGATTAGGGAAGGGATGAATGATAAGCCCGAAAGGAGCAAGCATGAAAGAGATTCTTGAAATGACTGGCACACCGGACGAGGTAGACTGGCTTGCGAAGGAGGTGATGGGGTGGGTCTTAATGCCATCCAAGTGGAAGGTAAGTATTTGGAACCCCTTCAAGTCCTGGAACGATGCGGAGATGGTGGTGGAGAGGATGAAAGAAAAGAAGTGGGAGATAGATTTGCTCTCCATCAACGGAAGTGATGAATACGTCTGTTACTTCAAGCGGATGTCAGGGAAGAAACCTTGGAGAACGGTTAAAGCAAGCGCAGCCGACGTACCCACAGCAATAAGCCGTGCTGCTCTACTCACATTGGAGGGGACATGACAGTAACTACAAACTTTAGGTGTCCGAATTGTGGCCAGGCAGTGGCATCGAGTCAATATCATCCGATAGAGAGTTGCATCTCCTTCAAGGCAGGCATACGACAGGGACGGCAGGAAGTGGTGGAGTGGATAAACGGACACTATGGCTGGCTGTCAGGCAAGTGGTTAGGCAAAGATATGAAAATGGTTTTAGCTTTTGAAAAATGGGAAGCCAAGCTCAAAGACATGGGCATCTTCCCCAACATTAAGGAAGGAACCTTTGAAGAAACGATGCGTGATGTTCCAATAATCGAGCTTGAGGTATCCGATGCAAGGGAAGTGAAGGGATGAGTGAGCAGGCAGAGATTATCAAATGCCCATTGTGCCTGAAAGAGTGCGAGGATAACAGTAGCAACCGTGTTTACTTCACTTATAACTACTTGCGTCAATGGAATGGAGACCGAGACGATGGTTCTTGGGTAAAGCCGAGATTACTAATATTGTGTGCGAATTGCAAAAAAACTCACACAGATTATCTAGGTGAGTCCCATCTAAGAGACCATCCCCCGCTATGGGCATTTAAGACTCGCAAGGCAAAGACCGATACTGATTTGATTCGGTACAAAGAGGGATTAAGCTGTATTATCTCGGAGCAGAGAGCAGTTGACGAAAGAAACAGGGTAATTCAAATGGCTAAGAGTTTAGTGCGGGAAACAGAAATGTCTATGCCGTATAGTAGCTTGAGGATTCAGTATGTCGATAATGTGGGGGAAGTCTTAATAGAATATCAATCGTGTGGGGATTATAGATTACCTGAGTACAATGTCACTAGCAGACCATATCATAGGCGGAAGAAGGTGACGAAATGAAGTGTCCCAAATGCGAAGGAGTTGTAAAAAATGTGGTTGTGCTTGGGCTGTGGGTTAACGCTCAAAGAGGTATCTGATGCAAGGGAAGTGAAGGATGACGTGTAGACACTGCCTGAGAAGGCTCCCTGTGAGCTTTGATAGGGCTTGTATGTGGTGCCAGGGTAGAGTAGACAGGTGGATCGCCGAGTCCCTTAGATGGCAGCCAGACCATAGCAAGGCTTTCCACAGAGGGGGGCTGGAATGGATTCCAGGAAAAGAGGTATCCGATGATTGAGCCACGGGAGGTGACACCAGAGCTGCGGGTAGTGAGAGCAGATCGAGATAATGCGACGACATCTGTTTGGCGAGGATTTTTCATAACACGGTCAAAAGTATTCGATACTGTGTGCATAAGGCCCACTGAGGTTGGCGATTGGGGAAGGGATGGCATACCCGAAGATATTGTGGAGTTCCTTCGGAGGCTAGGGTGGCTTCCTAATTGCCACCATGTCGAGAATCAAGAAGGGGAGATTATGACAGGATGCCTCTTTAATCAGAGTGCCACCCTAGCCGAAGCCGTCAGAGCCATAGACGCATACTGGCTTGACACTCTAGGAGATTAAATGCAGAACGGTGACTCCTGGATGATAATAGATTATCTCGGTAGTAGGTTGAGTGTAGAGATTGATTGCCCGGTGAAGTGGCCTGGGTTCGACAAGAATATGTTTGTCTGTAAATGTGATAAGGTCTTCCCCATCTACCGCTTGAGGGGTAGCGATGACTGGAATTGGGTAAAGGAGGAACACAATGTATAAAGATTTATCGCCTCCACACAGCAGCGAGGCTGAACTGAGTGTCCTCGGCTCGTGTTTCATTGACTACGAGGCGTTCAAGAAGGTCAAGGATATGCTTATCCCTCAAGATTTCTACATTGATAAGAATCAGTGGGTGTTTGCAGTAATGCTGAACCTCTACTGGGGCGGTCAGCCTACGAATCAGATCATAGTAGCCTATGGACTTCAGAGGATGGGTAAACTCCAGGAGGTAGGCGGGGCAGTGTTTATTTCCCACTGTATTGCCGAGACTCCAACCTCGGTACACGTAGTCTATTATGCCAAGCTAGTCAAGGAATGCTCTGACCGGAGAAACCAAATAGTGAAGGGGGAGAAGCAGATACAGGATGCCTTTGAGGGCAAGGTTCAACGGGGTATTTATGATTGAATATACCTGGGATGAGGAGAGGATATTCTCTGAACTTAGATTGCCCACGGGAAGAATTTTGAAGATACAGGCTAATTCCATTAGACGGGAGCGCACAGGAGTCCATGCTTTGATAGAGATTTCGATAAAGGGTAGCACCAAAAATGTTATTCTGGCATGGGATAGGTTCAACATTGAACGGGATGCCGATAGGACTCGCTTGTCCAACTCAGCATACAAACAGTTCCTAGATGAAGACAAGGTGTATACATCTGGTGAATTGAAACAGGCACTTGATACATTTAGCGGTGGACTATGGGAGAAGTCCCTTGAAGCGTTTCAGCCCTCCCCGTTGGTGGGAGAAGAATCAAAAACACAGTTTCTATTAGACCCCTACATAATCGAGGGTGGGGGAACGATTCTTTTCGGCCCCCCAGGGAGAGGCAAGAGTTTTACGGCACAGTTAATGATGGTATGTGTGGATGCTGGTGTGGATACTTTCTGGAAAGTAAAATGTGCCGATGTTCTCTTTATCAATCTTGAGCGATCCCGACAGTCAGCCGCTAATAGACTTGCCCCGCTTAATAGAATACTAGGATATGGCTCTGAGCGCCCTCTTATGACACTTAATGCACGAGGCAAGAGTCTCATGGAGGTGGCTGATGGTATAAGAAAGGCCATTAAGAAATACAACATTAAACTAGTGGTTCTTGACTCCATCAGCCGGGCAGGGTTTGGAGACCTAACCGAGAACAAGCCTGTCAACGCAATTATGGATTGCCTAAATGACCTTTGCCCCACATGGCTAGCTTTAGCCCACTCGCCCAGAGCTAACGATGATCATGTTTACGGAGGGATACACTTCGATGCTGCTGCCGACATAGTAATCCAATTACTTTCCGAGGTTAGCCCCGATGGTACTTTGGGGATAGGATTGAACGTAGTCAAGACAAACGATACGAGTACGCCACCCATGCAGATACTTGCCTATGAGTTCGGAGAGAACGGACTCAAGCATATCCGAAAGGCGAAACCACTTGAGTTTCCAGAGATAACATCTAAGCCCAAGACCACGATGCTTCAAGAGGTCATGGGTTACCTAGATGAACACGAGCAAGCATCCGCCACCGAAATATCAGAGGAACTAAACCGGAGCCGTCCCAAGATAAGCGAAATGCTAAAGCATAATTCAAACTTTACGCCCATAAAGAAGGATGGCAAGAGTGTTATCTATGGTCTCAAGTACCGTTTTTAGAAAACGTGTCCCCCCTATAGTATGTTACTTAGGTAACACATACTTTTATAGTAGGTACTCATCTAAGGGAACACGTTATTTTGAAGCTAGGCTCGAAGCTGATGTGTTCTTTGGGAACAACGAGGGTACACATGGGGACACGTTATTTTTCGAAGCTGTAGCTTCAGGGGACACGTATTAAAGGAGGGCGATAATGGTTCGACAAGGCTCACCACAAGTGGATGAACTTTTGACGGATGCGGAGATTTGGGAGGCTTGTAAGTTGGGATGGGATGAGGAGAAGATGGGCTGTCCTTTCCCTGAGAGTGCATTTAATGACTTTACGCTGACCAGGGCAATAATCCAAGCCCAGATAGCCAAGATGAAAAGACTTGGCTACGGCCAGCCTGATGAGGGGGCGGAGTTGCCAGAGAATCCGTATTCGGAAAGAGCCTCAATTGATTTTGCAAAGAGGTATCAAACATCGAGTGCAGCACGTAAGGAATTTGTTTACAACCAAGCCCAACAGGATTTACACGATGCTGGCTACCACATAGATATAAAGGAGGGGCAATGATGGACAAGCAAGAACTCAACAAATTTATAGCACGGTGGATGTGGCCTAACTCCGTTATGATATACGTTCATGTAGACTGTGAGTGGATGTGCCTAGAGGAGAAGGGTAAGCTGATGAAGTGCTTCACCCATTCCCTTGATGCCTGTGGGGTGTTGATGGATAGGCTGGATGGATACCTCCTTGAGCGAGAGACAAAGCGACACAAGACTTTTGCATTTGTAGAGCTGGGTTGCAGTTCAGGGGACGCAAAGCACAAAGAACCTGCAATGGCCTTCTGTCTTGCCCTGAAGGAGATGATCGAGGGGGAGAAATGGGGAGCGGTATCCCTGTAAGCCAGACATCTTTGAGCAAACCTATGAGCCAGTGAGCTAAGGAGGTGACGATATGATGGATGATTTACCCGAGGAATTTGGCAGTGACGAGGAGTTAGATCGCATGGCGGGGATTATTATGGGGAACGAGGAGTCAATAAGAGAGGATGAAAAACTCAAGACTTTTGCCAAGATCAGGGAAGCTGTGGAGGGTGCCGGACTGGCTTGTAAGCCTGAGCCTGATGAGTGTAGCCCTTCAGGGTGTGGGGATTGTGATTACGGTGTTGCCTATGATTTAGGAGCACAAGTCCAACTCAATACTATTCTAAAGGCCTTGGAGGAGTGGGCATGGTGTCAGGCAATCGAGAAGCTGAAAAAGGGGGCGAAATGAACGACAAGGGCAAGCCAACAGACGAACAGAGTACGAGGTTTTTTGAGTGGTGCGGGTTTAGGAAATTTGGTTGGATAAATTGGAACTTCTATTGTCCGCCTGACAAGGAGATACCAGATAGGATACCAGTGGGTGCGGGAGTAACACGTGAGTTTCAAAGGGAATATGAATTGCCTTCCATAGACGGTATTGAGGCTCTTGGATTTCTGTTCAAATATGCCGTGCCGAAGGTGTTAGAGAAGATTGGAAGGTACGAGCTAGTAGTCCTAGTCAACAATGCTGTATGTGCTGCTGTAGAAAGCGGGGGAGAAATTGCCCATGCGTTATTTTGGGCGTGTGATAGGGTAAGGGAAGCTGAGAGGGTGACGATATGAAGCCAACAGATGAAGAACTGAGGCGGTTCTGGGAGTTTTACGGGTTGCATTATACAGTTCCCTATTGGGTCGATGATAATGACAATCTTGCTTTTTATGGTGAGACCCATTCGGAACTCTTGAAAAGTATTAACCTTACAATCTTGTTCCAGTATGCAGTGCCCGTATTGGACTTTTGGCTGGCATCTAAGGAAAAGAGCAAAAGAGTGGGTGTCCAAGTGCAGTATCATGGAAAGTTATTGGGCTTGGTGTTTGATGAGACCTTTGAGGATGCGTTATTCTGGGCGCTAGATAAAGTACGGGAGACGATATGATAGAGGCTCATTTCCGGAGTCATAAACATATCAGGTCATTGACTTATGTGAATAGGGTGGTATAATATAGGTGGGAGGTTTAAATTATGCCACAGATAGGAGAAATAAGAAAGGGCAGGGAAATAGGTAGGTGCAAGGGGGTTAGTAAAGCAGGGCTTTCGCAGAATTATATTTACCATGCTTGTGAGGCTTGTGGAGTAGAGAGGTGGGTAGAGTGTGTTGCCGGTAGGTCTACGGGTAGGCGATGTAGAGACTGTCAATTACGAAGCATTCATACAAAGGAAGTTTGGGGCAAGGTTTCCAAAACAGTGAAAGCCAAAAATCTTCGGGGTGAGCGGAGTACTAATTGGAAGGGCGGTTATCACAGAACACCAGATGGGTATATGGTAATGCAATTGCAACCCACGGACTTCTATTACCCAATGGCAAATAGCGTGGGGATAGTGCGAGAACATCGCTTGGTAATGGCAAGGCATCTTAACAGATGCTTACTGCCTTGGGAGATTGTTCATCATAAAAATAGCGTACGGGATGATAATAGGCTTGAAAATTTGGTACTCATCAAGGGGCACGCAAATCATTTACCATTTACCGCTCTTCGGAAAGAGAATAATCAACTCAAGTGTAGGATTAGGGAATTGGAGGAGCAGTTAGAAAATGAACGAAAGCCACTTTAGGGCGGCGGTTGCTGATCTTGCAATTAGATTGGGCTGGCTTGTTGATTTCCACCTCAAGAGTTACAGGGACAACACGAGAGAGGGTGTCACGCCAGGGATTCCTGACCTGACTTTATGCCGACCGCCCCGGCTGGTATACCTCGAACTGAAGATGCCCGGTAAGCAGTTAAGTGGGGAGCAGGTGATGTGGCTAGAGGCGTTGAGGGAAGCGGGGGTAGTAGTCTATGTATTCTGGTACAGCGATGAAGTGATTAGCGAAATTGTTGACATTCTTAAGTGATAGTGATATATTAGTTATGGAATATATTAACAGGACTATAGGTATGCCGGAGATAAACGAGGTTAAGTATGGTCGTGAAATTGGGCGTGGGAAATCGTATACTCGATTTCGGTGGATGGGGTGTGTGGGGTGTGGGAAGGAGCGGTGGGTGCCCTTGAGATGGGATAAGCCTATATACCAATGTTGTAAAAGCTGTGGCAAGAAGGGCAAGGCATTTAGTGATGAGGCAAAGGCTAATATGAGCATATCTCAAAAGGCGAGGTTCGTTGACCAAACTAAGCACCCGTGGTGGAGGGGAGGCAGAATACTGTTGACCTATGGGTATGTGGGGCTTTGGGTTTCGAGCGATGATCCTTATGCCTCTATGAGAGATAATAAGGGCTACATTAGTGAACACCGTCTTGTTATGGCGAGGCACCTTGGTCGTTGTCTCAGCTCGCTAGAAATTGTTCATCATAAGAACGGGGTTAGGGATGATAATAGAATAGAGAACCTGGAATTGATGAGTCACGGGAAGCATAGCTCGCAACATATGGAGGGCTATCGTGGAGGTTTCAGGAGGGGGCTTGTAGACGGTAGGAGCAAGCAGATGCAAGAGTTAAGGGCAAGGATTAAGGAATTAGAGAACGCGATATTGCCAATATTGAAAGGAGAGTGATATGGAAATAAAAACGAGGTCGGGTTGCGTATCTTGTATTGCGGATTGTCGGACTTGTGGGTGGACTTACGAAAATCAGAATAACGGTTTGGCTCTTGCTAAAAAACACGCCTTAAAATACGGACACGAAGTCTCAATCCAAGTAGTAACAGCCGTTAAATATTATCCAGTGGGGTAACGAAATCTAGGATGAGATACTACCTATATTAAGGGGGGATTGATGCAGTTTCTTGAACCTGGGGGCATAGAGCAGTTCTCTCGTTTTCTGATTCTGAGGGCAATCAGTTTAGGCTTCGAACTCCTTTCCCTCTCCCTTATAGCCGCACTGGTTGCATTTTCTCTTCCCTGAGACATAGGTGTATATTCTGGCGCTCTTTGCCCCACACTGGGGGCATGATAGTTTTATTTGCATTATTCCTCCTCTAACGGACAAGATTTTCTCTCGCAGTTGGGATTATAGCAGCAACCACACGTTTGACACACTTCCCAACCACATGAATTACAGGTAACACCATCGTAATAACTCATTGTCAATCTCCTCTCTGATATCCCTAAATGGAATCCACAGCGTGATAGAGACGCCTTGTTCTACGTTTCCGATACTGAGCCATCAAGAGATGTGCGCAGTTTCTTTGCGAGAATGGTGCAGGTTTGCTTTATGATATGTACGCTTCTGTTTTGTACGAGGGAAGCACGCTCAAGCAAGAGAGCTACTTCCAGACAAGTCTTCACCAAGGCGTCGCGGGAATTATGGTCCCGGACTATCTGCTCGGCACAAGATGGCCTATAGGTCACGGCGATTTCGGTGTCCTCTTGAGCTATCCTATGCAAACCTAAATTGGGTATGAAGGTTGTGTGCCACTCTGTCTGTGCCATTATTCCTCCTCCATAGCTTTATTTGCCAGGGCGAGAATGTCTATTGCCGCCCCTGCTACCCCTGCTGCCCCTTCTGCAGCCCATGCAGCCCCTGCTGCCCCTTCTGCAGCCCATGCTACCCCTGCAGTCCCTTCTGCCGCCCCTGCTGCTGCCCCTGCTGCCCGTGCTGCTGCCCCTGCTGCCCGTGCTGCTGCCCCTGCTGCTACCCATGCTGCCCTTTCTGCAGCCCCTGCAGTCCTGTCTGATTTATCAAGCCATGCAGATGCCCATGCTGCGAAGGCGTCATCGTTGTATACCTCCAAGGCACAGAGAATACCCCAACGTATCCGCTGTGCCTTGTTTACCGTGGGGGCTTTAATCCTCCGCAAGGATGTGAGGATTTTGCAGCCCGCTTTAAGGGCATCTTCGGACACGATGTTCCCAGCCTCACATTCCCATAGGATATACTCCTCGAATCTGGCATGAATTGGGTTAGCGAGCACAGCTATGAGGGGGTCTCGATAGCAGTGTATAACCTGCTCTGAGCACAACTCGTTGCTATTTACTCCAATCTCGTGAGTGATGCCCTCTCCCCACTGTGTGTTATTGTAGGTCTGCCCCTTCTCGTCGGTTAGTTTATAGACCTTCATGTTACTCCTCCTCCATATTCTGAGCCAAGACATATTCAAGGCCGGAGATCATTCTTCGGATTGACTCAGCAGCGTTGATTATCTCATTCATCGCATCGGTCAACTCTGCCAGAACGGACTCATCATCAAGCTCGTTGTCATCCTGGGCAGCAATCATCAGGTTGATACTCTCCAAGTCCCGCCGGATATACTTTCTATACGTTTCGTCTCGTGGTGGTATGGACGCAGCCAGTTCTATGACCTGCTCCATCAATACTGATTTCTCCGGCAATTCCTCCCATCCGGGTTCCCATGACTCGATGATCTCTTTTGCCTCCCTAAGTCCTGCCCCGGTGACTTCTCTTACTGCTTTGATTGCCAAGATTTTATACATCTTTCTTCCTCTTACTTTAGCTACTTACTCCTTCTTATTCTGAGCCATTTTCTGCAGGGCATCTCGGAGTTCGTCTACCTGTTCGGGTATTTGGTCTGGTTTCAATGCAGGGGAAATCTCATCGGGCGAGTACCAGTCTCGATTCAGGTATCCCCGATTCACCAAGAGTCTTTGACCTGTTGCATTATTATTTACGACTACAACACAGCCGTACACCCAGCACTTCCTTGATTTCCCCGGGCATTTCACCCAATCACCTACTTTGTATTCCATTTCTCTCTCCTTTCCTTATGATAGTTTTATTCTACTTCAGGGCTTTTGCCATTATAGATCGGGCTTTCTCAATCCGATGTTGCTCCGTGTATTCGATAGTTGGGGCCCCACAGATAGGGCAAGGCTCGCCCTTATCAGGCTTGAACGCTGAGACTATTACTTTGTGCTTTGGGCAATACCTTCGATACATATCTCCCCTTTCTTCCTCTTACTTTAGCTACTTACTCCTCCTTTTTCCGAGCCTTAACTCACTTCTCCACTTGTGTAGCCTTCTTGGATTAACTCTGCTATGTGTTCCAAGTCGGCCTCGTCTAAGTCAACCCTATCCCCTTCGGCATCTTCTTTCCAAGCTTCAAAAGTCCACCAACCCATTATCATACCCCTTTCTTCCAGCCCAACCGGACCAGACCATCTTTTACCAGGATATACCAGTCGCCTTTACGGTAGACCTTAGAATCGAACCCCCCAATGAATGTCCAGCTTTCAAGGTTCACGATTGTCCTCCATTCAGATAATGGACACGCTCGGCCGCCGCTTCCGGGATTTCATGGTCAGATTCTGGATAAAACTGACCATCATTGTAGTATCCCACAGTCCACAGATCACCTGTCAGCCAAATACTATTATCCTGCCTTGGAGATGGGAACCAGCCTTCCCTTCCTGTTCCTGGAAAATGTTTGTAGATGTACATTTTATCTCCTCATCTATGATAGTCAACAGTTACCAGATACCCCTCGGTTAAACCCATGCTATCCAAGATCGGCTTAACCTTACCATCCCAGAGCTGCCTGTGGTAGCTTTTATCAGGCTCCTCTTCGTTGTACACGAAAACCTCTTGATGTAATACACACTCCCCGATCATCAAGGTAAAGCAGGTGAGTTCATCCTTGGCGTTTTTTATAGTAGTGGGCAACCCTGAGACGGAGCGCCATCTTCCGTCAAGCACATACCAATCCCACCAGCGGCGTTTATCGTAACTCCCGTCTTCTCTCTCCTTAAAGGGAGCCATGATACGAGCCACCTGCTCCTGGAGGTTATCCGTGTCTCTAACGTAAACTTCAGCGTGGTAGTGCATTTTCCTCTCCTTTCCTTATGCCCTTAACTGGGTGGGCACGTAGGATAATGGGCATTTAGCAGGTAATAATCATTTTTCTCTGGCCTCAGCACCTTTACCCACTCAACCTTGTCTCCCTTCTTAAGTGCTTGTCGACACAGTGTACAAGTGGAGGGGTAAGGCGTGGTGAAAATTTTTCCTGTTCTAACCTTTGTTCTTGCCATTGTCTCACCTCCTTTTATTTAAAAGCTACACTTACCACAGAGATTGATTGTTTCGATGGTAAACTTCCCCTTGCCCAAGTCCTTCTTCATAGGGATGATATGTAGTTCACGGCCACATTTACCACATATTATGATTCTAGGTTTCATCAGTTCCTCAAGGGTTGGTCTAGTCACTTTTGTCATGCTTCCCTCTCTTTATTTACTCCCGGCCGAAGACCAGCGTTGATCTCCGGCATGGGATGAGACTAAGCCTTGCTTTCTTCGTCTTTTTCTTCGTCTTTTCTTTTGTACTCATCCCAAGCCAACTCGCATGTTTGGGTACATATTCTTTTGGCTTCTGATATAGTATTCCAGTACGTCAACATCGCCTCTTCGCTAAAATTCATTGTCTGCCTCCTCGTTTAATCTACTCCCCACGAGGCTGTTGCCAGCCCCGGGCGGGATGAGACTAAACCCTAGCCATCTCGATTACCGGCCAGTTCCAGGGCGCATCATCATAGCCGGGCAGTTCGCCTATCTTGTCTTCGATAAGAGCGCTGCAGAAAGCCTTAGCCTCGCTTGCCTCCCATTCCTCATGCTCGCAGGATTGATACTCATAGCAGTGTGTTAGCTTGATTGCCTCAATAGCACTTGGTACTTCGGTAAAGCGGTGCTTGAACGGGATGAGGTATTCCGCGCTACCTGGTAAGTCTGTGATAGTGCGATCCTCATAGCGGCTCATCACGCTTTTTATGTTCTCATCGAGCAGCATCTGTCCGACTGCATCAGCATTTATAGGTGTTAGCTCGTGCCATTCACCATGATACCACCTCGCTCCATATCTCGATTGTATCCGCGAGTTCAGCATAGCGTTGATATGACCTTTGTTTACTATGTAAGCCGACATTTTACCCTCCCTTTATTGAGTCTATTGCTCAGGCCTTATGCTTTTACTCTATTGTGAGATGAATGAGTTCGCCATTAACTTCTAGGCGATAGCCGTCCTCACGCAACCCTAAAACAATATTGTTCCCCTTCCCATCCTTGGCGGTGACATCAATGCCAAGCTGATTCTGTCTACTCCAATACTTGTAGTCATCCCCTGGACCTACCTTGCAGTATCCCACGCTTATTGATGGTTTCATTTTATCTAACCTTCCCTTTATTCATTCACTACAGCTATAATAAACTAAAACAAACAAACAAACAAGGGAGTTCAGGGGTAAAGAGAGGAGTTTACAGGAAGTTAGTAGACGTGGGGATTAAAGAATCGGGGTAGAATCTTAGTAATTCTTGTATCGTGCTGAGCGGGCTTGACAACATGATAGTTTTCTGTTTAGTATAGTAACAAATGACTACTGAGAACAAGCTAGTTATTACCAAAGCTCCCGCTAAACGCATCGGTAGACCTAAGATTGTTATAGATTACGAACAGGTCTATGCCTTTGCTAAGATATGGTGCACCCAGGAAGAAATAGCCTCAATGCTAAATGTGAGTTCTAGATCACTGCTCCGGGATGATACCTTCTGTCAGGTCTACAAAAAGGGTTTAGACGAAGGGAAGTCGAGTCTACGCCGTATCCAGTATCAAAAAGCAATGGGTAGGGAGACGGTGTACCTTACAGATGATGCCGGTAACCTGATCCTTGACGGCAAAGGTCGTGGGTGCATTCAGATACCTGGCTACGCTCCCGATACAACGATGCAGATATGGCTAGGCAAGCAGAACCTGGGGCAGAAGGATATAGTTGAGCACGAAGTGGGCGAGGGAGTGAAGGACTTCTTCAAGAGGCTGATCGAGAACCGTGATAGATAGGAGGGAGAATGCCGTACAGGGACAAGACTAAACAGAAGGAAGCCGTACGAAGGGCAGTGGACAAGCATCGGGGTATTACAGAGGAGGGGTCTGAGGGTATTACAAGCACCCCAAATGTAATACCCAATGTAATACCCTGCTGTTGCGAAGAGCACCGGTGGATCATCGAAAACGCCAAGGGCAGAACTTGGGGTAATGTCTATCCCAAGCAACCAGACGGAACGATTGAACCGCCAGACCAGTATGCACCTCACGGATACTACTGGAGGGGTGGGCTGAAGCTACGACGTACTTTCACGCCCAACATTGAGGTCTTGGGGATCACCCAAGCTCAGGGTGTACAACACATAGCCAAGAGCCTCAGTAAGCAGGTAAGAGACCTGGACGGCAACAAAGTAACGTTGGCTTCGATGGTATTCTGCGGCGGTGTCCGGCTCGATGAGTTGGTATGATAGTAGTACGATATGAGAAGGGCAAGGTGTTATGCTAGATGTCCTGATTGACGCCGGCAAAACTGGTCTTATCTTTGTTCTACTTATCTTCGCAGCAGCCTTGGTAGTGCACCTGTTGGGGAGGATAGACTAAATGGAGTCTCTTGGCTGGACATTAGTAACCATAGTCTCCGTCTTGGCATTCGTACACCTGGTCGAATGGGTAAGACGGAAGCGTAGGTAGACATATAGTGCGACCCAATGCCACATAAGGACAAGAGCGTACCAGGGAGCGCCGAGAGTATGAGGGGGAGGGTATGAGGTCGGAAACGGAAGCGAGGGCGGCGTAGTGGAGTGTATAGGAGTCCCAGCGGACGAAAATAAACAAAAGGCCAAATTTAAAAAATAATCAAAAAGGGGTAATATGGAGTATACGTTACTAGCTGCCGACGCCCATCCTGAGTTACTGGACACGTTGGAGAAGATGGAGCATCCTGCGTACGAGGACTGGGTGAAGCGTGGTAGTCCCAGGGGAATGAACGGGGTAATTATACGAGGTAAGAAGGATAAGTTTCTAATACAGCCATATAATCAACATTACGCATAGGGGGAATTAGTGGATACTTCTGAGCTTTACATCAAGACACCAGAGCATCGAGAAAAGTTGTCCATTGCCATGCGTGGGAATAGGAACCAAGAGAAGGTGCGTTCTCTAAAAACTAGGGCACGAATAGCTAATTCCATGAAGGGCAATGGAAATACGAGGGGCTATCTCCATGATGCAACAATGCGTCTTCGATGTAGCTTAGGAAAACTAGCCGAGAAAAACCCTGCTTGGATAGGGGGAAGGTCTTATCGCCCATATACCGCTGAGTGGACACGTGAACTCAAGCAACGCATTAAGGATAGGGATAAGCAAACCTGCCAATTATGCATTATCCAGATTGAAGATGTTAGAGAATTGTATGTGCATCACATAGACTATGATAAGAGCAATAACAGTGAGGATAATCTGATAACGCTTTGTCACTCCTGCCACAGTAAGACAAATCATCATAGGACGGAATGGGGGATACATAATGGATGGTTCAGTAGAAATGAAAACAATGTTAGAGAGCGCTATGAAGGCTCACCCCGAATCCTTTGCGAACTTTGATACAACTAAAAATGTGCAAGACCAGTTGCAGGAGATGGTAACACATCACAGCCTTTGGGCTAAGACGCTGGCTTTTGAGTTCTTCCTACGAAAAGAAGGTAAATATGACATAAACTCTTACCCCTTTCAATTTTCTTCAATGGAACAACTCTGGCTTGCCTATGTGATGCAGGAGAAGTACTCTTTGACATGGGATGGTGAACGATGGAGCAAATAGTCGAGATACTTAAAGACTGTGTTGACTGCTCCTTTGCCTCAAGATGCCAACGAGGAGACACTAGCAGGTGCTTCAAGGCAGAGGGCAGGGTATTAGACCTGCGGAGCAAAGAGCAGGCTGTGAGGGACAGGCCGACGCATACGGCGAGGATGAGTGATGGCACATAGAGACTACAAGAAAGAGTATAAAGACTTCCACGGCAAGCCTGAGCAGATCGCTAACCGTGCTGCGAGGAACAAGGCTCGTGCGGATGCAGGGCTGAACAAGGGCGATCAAAGAGAGGTAGACCACGTTAAGCCCTTGTCGAAGAGTGGGAGTAAGGGCAAGGGGAATACTAGAGTGGTGAGTCAGGCTAAGAATAGGCATAAGGGGGCGAAGTGATGGTATATTGCCCTACAGATTGTAAGAAGAAGGGGATGGAATGTCCGATGGAGGGGCCGCTTACGAGGACGTCTGATGTCGAATGCTGTGAGCATTACGAAAGTGGGGGAGATGTGGAATGACCACAGCAACCCTTGAGCACAAGTTAAAACGAGACCGTTTCATGGTCGCCGAGGAGATTGGGCTTGAACCGAGCGCATTGCAGTCTCCCATACTAGAGTGCACGGCACGGGAGAGGCTGGTTGCCGGGGGGGAGCGGTCTGGGAAGAGCGAGATTGGAGCAGACGATATGTTCGGCTCCATCTTTGCGTTAGAAGCTGAATTAGTGTGGCTGTTCGGAGCCGATTACGGCGAGACCTCCCAAGAGTATCAGTACACAATTCGGAACGCACAGAAGCTAGGTATGCTCAAGAGTGCCAAGAAGCAGTCAAACCCAGGTGAGATTGTTTTACATGATGGGGAGCATCAGGGGACGATTATCAAGACTGTTTCAGGTAAGGACATCACAAAGATTGGCCGTGAGGCACCTGATTATATTCTTGTCTGCGAGGCGGCGAAGATTGATTATTTGACGTATCTAAGGCTAAGGGCGAGATTGGCGGAAAAAAAGGGTTATTTACTGCTGACAGGCACCTTTGAATCGAGTTTGGGGTGGTATCCCGAACTTTTTAATCTATGGCAGGTGCCTGGGGCAGACGGTGTTTCTTTCAGTATGCCATCATGGAGCAACCTAGCCAAGTTTAAGGGTGGTAGGGAGGATGAGGAGATACTGCGACAGGAGAGGAGTATGCCCTCTGACCTGTTCAAGGAGCGCTTCGGGGGCATACCGTGTCCTCCGTATGGGTTGGTGTTCAAGGAATTTAGAGTTACTCTACACGTTGGGACATATGACTACGATCCCACGTTACCCGTTCACATAGGGGTAGACCCTGGCTATGCGGGTGCCTGTGCCGTAGAGGTGGTGCAAATCAAGAACGATATACCTTACGTGATCGACGAGATATATGAACGGGGGCTAACTCAGGAGCAGATTATCGTGGTTTGCAAGCATAGGCCGTGGTGGGACAAAGTAGTAGGCGGGGTGATTGATATAGCCGGTAGAGCTCACCATGAGGATAAGTCTGCCGAGGAAGTGTGGCTCAAAGAAGGGGATTTGCGCTTAAAGTCCCAGAAGGTGGGGGTAATTGATGGGATTAACCGATTCCGAACCTTTCTCTTGCCTGACCCGATAACAGGGTGGCCGCATTTTTACATCGACCATAAAGCGAAGGGGTTGATTGCGGAACTGGGCGGAGGACCGTCTCCATTAGACGGAGGGGGTATGTGGCGCTACAAGACAGATAGTGCGGGATTGGTGGTTAGCGAGTTGCCCGACGACAAGGACAATCATGCTTGTAAGGCAATTATCTACCTATTGGTTGACCGTTTCGGTCTGGCAGGTGGGAAACGAAAAGCGCCAAAGAGCAAGGGTTCAATGAAGATGTAGGGATGACGTATTACTGTCCACGGGATTGTCGCCACAAGGGTATGGAGTGCCCTCAAAAGGAGCCGATCACGAGGGACGAGGAAGACCAGGTATGCTGGTTTTACGAGAAGGGGAACGATGACTAAAGACAAGATACGGGAGGGGCTTGCCTGGGAAATGGCTCTCAAGAATGGTGCGGTAGCTGAAGGACAGTTAGAATGGCGTGAGAGCACGAGGTTTTTTTGGTTACATCAGGCTGACATTGCCCTTGAACACCTCGACTCGGTAGGTTGTGTCCTCAAGGTGGAGAGGGAGTTGCCCCCTCCGAAAGACCCCAAGTATCTGATGTGGCAGGAAGATGAAATACTGGAGGCTATCTATGCAGCTACCGAGAGGTTGGTATAACCTTAGTGGAGGAAAGACATGCCTGATATAGACTATTTGACGAAAATCACAGATGTTAGAACTGGCTGGTCGAACTTGATTCAACGGTGGAAGGATGATGCCGATTTAACCAAACTTCTTGCATATACGATGAAGGACTTGGAGGGAAAGAAGATTCCAAACATCGTCCACGTCACGTTGGACAGACCTCGCATGATTTCCGAGAACATCAAGGCGTTCATGGGATCGGATAAAGAACAGGTTGTGGTTGAGAGCAGCGATAAAGGGTTCGATACTGATTATGTCGAAGACTTCCAGAAAGCAATTTTTTCTATGGCAAACGAGAGATTGAGGAATCAGGATATATGGCAGTTGGACCCTTTTGCCGATGAGCAATTTTGTCTCCGAGGACGGGCTGTGCGGAGGATTATGTGCCAGATGGTAAACGGGAAGTTTGTTCCCGACATCACTTCTTGGGATGCTGCTTATGTCACATACGAGAAGAATGCCAACGGACTGATGTGGGGTGGGTATCAGACGAAGTTGCGAAAGGATGATATACTAGCTGAATCATGGACAATAATGCCCCCCTTCTCGGTTGAAAAACCCTTTACCATGTTAGCAAAAGAAGCAGAATATACCGAGGTCTGGGACAAGGACAAAATGTATATCTGGGTGGGTAGTACGCCTGTTTTTGAGATGAAGAACAAGTGGGGTTACCCCCCCCTCGTTATCGAGATCGTTTCTCTTGGCACGATGCTTGCTGACGAGAACATGATGCAGTTCCAGGGAGAGAGTATTTTCTTCCTCATCAGAAACACCATTAAGGAGTTACAGAGTTTGGCTAGTATTTTGCAAACCCATAACCTGAAATCTATTAAAGGCCCTGTTCAGGAGAAAACAAAGGACGGAGAGGTTACGGGGGAGTATGAGGAGCGCACAGGGATGGGGCAAATATCCCCTGCCGAGATTGGTGGTGGAATCGACCCGATTCAGTTTGAAGTGCCCTTACAGAGCATGAATATCGCTTTCCCGTGGTTTGAGAAGGCGATACAGGAAGGTGGGGTCACAAGTTTAGATATAGGAAACGAGATGTCGCCTCATAGTGCGGTGGCGATAGAGTCGTTGGCTCAAGCAAGGAATCAGGTACTTGACCCTCGCAGGAAATCGAAGGCCGACTTCAATAGCGACACGATGACGATGGTAACCAGGCAAGTGATTCAGATAGACCATGATATTAAGGTTGGGTCTCTGGGTCACGAGAGGACATTTAATGTAAACAAGCTAAAGGGCGAATACTCGGTAGAATATCGCTACTACGAGAAGAGCCCCATACTCGATGTTGCACGACAAACATTGTCTAACGCTGCCGAGAAGTGGTTGGATTACCGCACTATACTGACAGACGTTCAGCAGGCCGAGAACCCCGATGAGATTATGAGGCGCAAGCTCTACGACAAAGCCGCAGAGATTAGTCCAACCGTCAGATTGTTTAGAACCATAGTTGCTCTAGGCGAGATGGAGGAGGAGGGTTATGAGTGGGCTGGGATAGAAGCATTGGCGATGGCAAACGAGGCAAATATGACAATCGACCAGATAAAACAAGGTGTGGTGCCGGAGATGTTTGGACAAAACGGCGGCGGTAAACCCAGTGATGCAAACCTACTAAAAACATTCCAAGGTGGTAGATCGACCTCTAACAAACGAGCCTCGGAGTTAATGGGAACGCCACAGGGAGGAGTATAATGGCTGAGAAGGTATTTGACCTGAAGAAGTTCAAGCAAGATATGATTACCAAGCTGAAGCCTCCCTTGACTCAGCCTGGCGCTAGGCTTGATGAGGTAATAGCTGAAGCACAGAAGCGTAAGGCTGCAAAACAGGTAAGGAGATAAATGGCCTTAAAAGACAAGACTGACGTTAAAGATAACACTACACAGGGGCAACGAGACTTTCTATTATTCCAGAAAACATTTAAGGAATATCAGAAGCTCTTTGGGCTTACGGGTTATAAGGTCTATTTCAAGTATGAACCAATAGACGGGGCCTTCGCAAGTATAACATGTGCCCAGAATGATATGGTAGCAACTGTACGGTTGAATAGTAAGTTGCCTGACAAGGACGGGCGGCACAAGGATATAAGGGGAAGTGCGATACATGAGGTATTGCACCTACTCTTGATGAGACTTGAGATTATAGCAAAGTGTCGGTATGTGGCCTCTGAGGAAATTTATGAGTCAGTTGAGGAAATAGTGCATAAGTTGGAGGGGCTGATTAAGTAAATGGTAAACTTTATGCAGATAACGGCTTATACCTGTCCCTGTGGCGGGTGGCATGAGAAGGGTGATGAATTGTTCGACAAGCACTACGAGAAGGCTTGGCCGCCTCATATTGAAGGACAGTCCTTTGCCAACAACAAGGTGACTATTAATGGAGAACTTGGTCAAATAAAGAGGGTAGATGGTAACACCTAGAACCGTACCACCGTTCTTTGAGGACATCAGTAAAGGCCCGCCGAGGGAATCAGAGCGAGTCAGGGAGAGGCTTCGCAAGCCGAAGGTTCCTCGTGTCCCGCCTCCTACTGAATTAGAACTAGCTGGCCGGGTAATCGAGGATGTTGAAGCACCTCCGTTCCTTACCCCAGAGCAGGTAAGGGAGCAGTTCGGGATCGAGGTAGACCCTCAGTTCAAGGGGCGGGTTGTTGATGGCACGCTAAGATTCACCTCTCCGTTGGGCGAAGACCTTGCACTTGAAGACGTGATAGTTCTCCCTGGTGGTCGGTGGGTGAGTCAGTTTCAGGCACAGAGAGAGATAGGCGGTGCTCAGATTACGGGGCTCGCTAGGGAGGCTCCGCCGTTTGGAGTTGCTGAACGAGAGGAACCTCAACTCAGCACAACGCAGGGCGCAGTGAGTGACCCCGAAGGGCTTGTGGCACAGTTGCTTGGGTGGGTCAGTATTGCACCCTTTATACAACAGCAGAGGGAGATTTCCACAGTTTTCATTGAGCAGGTGCCGGAGGTATCTCCAGAGGCATTTATAAATGCCTTGAACCGAATGTCCAGAGAAGATGCTGTGCGGGTTATAAGAACAAGGTTCCCGGAGGCCACTGCTTCGGATATTCAAGAGATTCTATCTTTTACAACACGGTTGACTCAGATACTTGCATCAGGGGATGAGAAGGAAATAGATCGACTGGGGTTTGTGTTCCAAGCTGCGTTTGGATTTCGGATGCGAAACATAGATGCAGTGATACAAATGGCCTCAGATAATCCCGACCAAGTAATGCGGTTTATCTTCAACATGGAACCATCAATGGAGCTTCGGGATGTATTGGTGTATCTAGGTGCAACCCCTAATGAGATAAACAGTTGGCTCTACCCACCCAAGAAGGACTTTGGTACTCTCAGTAATCTATGGCGAGTTCTTGAGGCTGGCACTGGAGACGTAATAAAGGGATTAGGTGGATTCACACGCATGATGGGTGCAGAGGGAATGGGTAAGGCGATATCACAGTTCGGGGAGACACTACAAGAACGTGCCCCAACGGATGACCTCGGCCCGTTTCATTGGAGCATGGTGTTCAACCCCGAATTCTGGATACACCGGGGCACAAGGATGGTGCCCTTTGTTGCGAGTATTATTCTCCCAGGGATGATGGGGGGCTATGCGGGGGCTATGCTAGGTACAAGGATAACTGGACTGGGGGAGTTCGGTATTCGGGTAATGAAGTATTCTGGGGCAGGTGGTTCGGCGGCTTTCTTAGAAGCTGCATCCGAAGCGGGAAATACCTTTGATGCGGCTCTAAATAAGAGGATGGGCCAAGGTGATGCAGCCGAGGCGGGATGGAAGTCGTTTTTCAACAACCTGGTTCTTCTTGGTGTGACCAATACGGCTCAGTTTGCTATGTTGTTTTCCCGACCTTCACGGCAAGTGTTGGATAATCTAGTGGGTAGAGGGTGGGTGAGGTTTGTTGGTAAAACTGGGGCCGTTGCCCTTACTGAAGGTGGACAGGAAGTAGTGCAAGATATAATCAATAGACTGGCTCTTGGCGAAGATGTGAAATTCGATGCCGAGATGCAGCAGGCTTTAGTTCTTGGATTGGCACTGGGTGGTGGGATGAAACTTACGGTAAGTGCTTATCAGGCAATAGTAGATAACACCATTGCCTCTATGAAAGATGAAGCACTCAAGGAACAGTTCGAGACCGATAAGGCAGATGGCATCAAGCAGGGGTTGGATGAAGCAGGTGCCACTCAGAGGGCATTGGATAATTATGCCAAGACACCTGAAGGTCAAAAGGTTATAGAGAACGTGGTCAAGCACACCTCAATAGATATATTTGAGCAGATGGTTAAGCCCGAAAGTAAAGTAGACGCCCTGGTGATGGAGGAGACCTTCGATGCACAGAGAGCTGAGCTAGAGCCGATAACTGAAGTACCGATTGAACCCGCAAGGCCACCTGTGGTTGCTGAGGTGCCTGCGTTTGGAGTTGGTACACCCGCTGCCACACTGATTGAACTAGGTAAGTCCCAAGTCAGGCGGAACCCTAATAATATCCAGAGGGCTGCGAGAGAAGAGGCGGCACGCACAGGGATAGATAGGGTAGGGCAAAGTAAGATAAAGAAGCGGTTGGAGACAGAGATAGAGGCAGAGCATGTTAGGATACAGAACGCCTTTTATATGAGCCTTGACCCCATACACAAAATCGGGGATGTGGTGAAGCATGGGGAGCAGGATGTGAGGATTACGGAGGCATCCTTTGATACGAGCCAGTCAACAGATGTATTTCAGCGAACGGGTTTTCCTACCGACTTTCACTTTAACGGCGTCAGTGGTGTAAACGTGGTCACTGGGGATAGGATTGGGGTTCTGTCTATTAGCACAGAGATTGCGAATGAATTAAGGGGCAAGGTGCAACAGGCTCTAGGTGAGGTATTGGCTGCTCCCCCTGCCCCCGAAGCCGTTACCCCACCTAGAGCCCCTGTGGTTGCAGAGGAGGGGGGTGCGGTTTTTGATGCCTTGACTAAACAGGTGGAGACTCCATCTGTGGCCGTGAAGCGTCTCTCCGACGCTAATTTAAGGGCAGCGAAAGAATTTGCTGATAGTCAAATAATTCTACCTCGAAGGGATAAGACATTCGCACGAGCTATAGATAAAGAGTTGGTATCACGGGAAGCCGTTACCCCACCTGTGACTCCTGCCGAGGAAGAGGCCGTTGTCCCACCGCCTGCGAAAGTGCCACCTGTTCCTCCTAAGAAACCGCCCAAGAAAAAGCCGCCTGTCGAACCAGCCGTACCACCCCCAACTGAAAGTGCATCTGATAAACTGGTACGACTAGTCAAAGAAGCCAAGCCCGCAAGGGAAGAAACCGAGGTATTAAAGTCCGAGGAACTTGCAAAGAAGGCTGCGAAGGCTGCGGGTATCCTTGAAACAGGAGAGGGTCGAGCAGCATTTGAAAGGTCAAAGTCAGCCCTTGTTGGTGAGTTACCCAAAGCTGACTTTGAAGCACCTGAAGCTCAACTGTCAGAAGAAGAAGTCAAAGACCTTTATAATTTCATACGGGATTCCAATTTAAGGTACTTCGATAAACTGAATACCGCCGCTGCGTTGGGGAAGGTATTGACAGGACAAATCCCCACTAGGGGGGAGATCAAACTTCTTGAGGATATGTTTGGCGCTAACCTGGCAAAGGCCTTATTGGACAAGAGGAGTCTTTCCGCAAAAGCATGGGAGGAGTTTCTTGATTTAATCAACTTACCACGGGCAGTGTTGGCATCATGGGACTTGTCTGCACCGTTACGGCAGGGTGCTCTTCTATTTTGGGGGCAACCGTTGCAATCATTCCCCAATCTTATACCAATGGTAAAAGCGTTTGCCAGTGAGAAGGCTACAATTACCATCGCCGAGAATATCGCTGAGGGTAAACATGCTGCATTAAGAGCAAAGACTCCTTTGCACCAGTCTCCCTTATTCGGAGTCAGTGCAACATTGGTTCAACGTGAAGAAGCATTTATGTCGAGATATGCGAGACTGATTCCGCTTGTCAGGCGTTCTGAGAGGGCATATGTGACTTTTCTCAATAAACTGAGGGCGGATGTTTTCGATAGTTATGCCGAGCATTGGGAGGGAACAGGCAAGACTCAAAAAGATTACAATAAATTAGCGGAGGCCATCAATGTAATGACGGGTAGGGGGGATTTGGGGAAACTCTCCAATCTAGCTCCTATACTGAGTGCGGTGTTCTTCTCTCCACGGTATCAAGCAGCAAAGATACAATTACCCATTACTTTTCTAACTGCTACCAACCCTGTTAGAAAAATGATGGCGAGGAACATCGTAGCTTTTGTTGTCGCTAACTTTGCAATTCTTAGTTTGATTAAATTGGCGGGTGGGGATGTTGAGGATGATCCCCGTTCTTCTGATTTTGGCAAAGGTAAAATCGGTAATACACGCTTGGACTTCTGGGCGGGCTACCAGCAGTATGCAAGGGCCGTTACTCAAATAGCGACTGAGATGCGAAAAGTTTCTTCAACGGGCAGATTGGATGAGGTGGAACGAGCAGATATAATGGTACGGTTTGTACGGGGTAAGCTTTCTCCCGTGGCTGGTTTCGTGACTGACATTCTAGTTGAAGAAACCTTCATGGGGGACGAATTGTCATTGGAACCAAAGGTTGTACAAGAACAAGCATTTAACCGATTGGTTCCCCTGTTCATACAAGACTTGGTGGAGGCTATTGAGGATGTTGGGTGGTTGGGAGCATTAGAAGCATCTCCAGGCCTTTTGGGTGTGGGTGTGCAGACATACGGTGGTGGGTATTGGGATGAGTTCCTCGATCAACTGGGTGAGCCGATTCCTGTCGATACCTTACCATATAGCGTGAACAAAGAGGAGATTTACACAACCAAGCACTTTTATAGCGATGTACTGCCACGAGTTAGGGGCATGGCCCTTGAGGATATAGACCCTAAGTTTGGATTTCCCGAACTTGCTAAAGCAGTTGTCGAAGCAAAGGGTGTCAAGAAGGAGTACGAACTTCGACCTAGTGACTCTCTTATCAGGCTAAATGAAAATGAAGCAGAGGGTGATACATTTGAACAATTCCATCTACAGTGGCTTGCTTTCCAAAAGGCTAAGGACAAAGAGCAGTGGGTAAAAGACAACTCGGGACTCGACGAGTATTTCAAGGGCAACTTTAGTCAGAGAGCGTTGTCTCTACTCAGGAGATACCATAAGGCCGAAGACAAAAAGGCTTTTCTTAAAAGTCTGTCCGACGAAGACAGGGAACTGATTACGAGCCGCCCCCGAAACGAATGGCTCAAGGCTAACCCATTATTGAATGCTCAGCTCGCTGTCTTTAGCCAGGCCAAGCTACTGACGCAAGAAGCCTACGATGAGTTCCAGAGGTTAATCAAGGTCCTGGATATACCGAGCAATGCTATAGAGAAAACAACGCTTCCTCCACCGGCTGCGATAGAGTCTTATTTCAAGTACAACGATGCTGTAGCAGAGTTTGCAGCGAGTAGCGCAGAGGCACTGGTTATCCGAGCAGAGAACGAGGCACTACAGAAGTGGGGTGCCGAGGTATTTGGTTGGGAGGATATTGATACCCCTGTCGAGTCTCTGAAAATCTCCGTGGAGTGGCGTGATCAGGATGACGCCTTCGATGCCATCAAGGGCGATACCGATGAGGAGACTCAGGAGCTAAAGGACAAGTACCGCACAGAACACATGGAATGGAGCAAGGCGGACTGGACACGAGATGCCCATAATAAGGGATTTGAGGACGTGGACGGCTACACAGAGAGAGCCGAGATAGTCTTCAACACGAGTTCGGGGAGTATTGAGACACGGGTGTTCATGCTGGAGCACCCTGAGTTAATCCAGGAAGGGTTAGACCTCGATGTGTGGACTGAGGACTTCAAGGATGATAGTTTGGATGCCCTTAAACTACGGGTAATGCAGAACGACAAGTTTGAGGCTTACGATGCGATTGATTCAGAAGATAGAGAAGCACGAGACGCCTATCTCGAAGCCCATACTCAATTCAGGGATGACCGCCGACGAATAGAAATGTTTGAATGGGGGGTAACGGATGAAACGCTTATTGACCAGCACGTTGAGTACAACCTTTTGGACGGCGTTGGGGCTAATCTTTATAGGTTTGACAATCCTAATTATAATGCCTTTAGGATGGATACTACGATTCACGGTGAGCAAGCTCTTAAAGAGATTGACGAAAGCAGAGTCCCCATCTGGCGAATTGATGTAGAGTTCCGAGATCAGGACGAGGAGTACAACGATATTAAGTCTGATGACCCTGTAGAGCAGAGAGAGGCTAGGGATGAGTTTCTTGAGGACAACGAGGGCTACAGGATGGCTCGCAGGGAGCGTGAGGCGTATGAGATAGGCGTAACGGACACAGGGCTTGTTGAGGCTTACGTTGCATATTATGAGCTTCCAACGAAAGGTTTCAGGCAAGAACGTTTCCTGAAAGACAATTCGAAGTTCTACAATGAGGTCTACAGAAATAAAGACAGGATGAACTTGGCTAAAGTAGACTTCACCAAGATACCCGATGTACAATTCGACGACCTCTCCGAGGAGTGGGCGGATGAAATCGCTGAGTTCGATGCAGTCCTTGTCAGGCATAGGGATGTTGGCAACAGAGAGGAGCATGACCGCCTAGTCGACCAAGACCGAAAGACGATTCTTGACGCAAACCCCGGCCTCTTTGAAGACATGCTCAGGATTGAAGCCTATGCCACGTTCTTCCCCCGGAACTCGGTAGAAAACTACGTTGAGTATTATTCCATTCTTGAGAAGGAACGTCCCGAAGGGTGGCGATCATGGGAGGACGAGAGGTATCTTAAAGAACATCGAGGCTTCTACACAACCGCCAAGAACCTACTTGGGTGGACAAGAGTTATAGACTGGGACAAGATTGCCACGGAAAGATTCGAGACCCTTTACAACGAGACGTATCTCAATCTACGGCTGCCCAACGGCAAGGCTGATTCCGAGGCACGTCAGGCTATGAGGTGGGAGACCCGGGACGATGGAGTGAAGTGGTTTGACAAGGAGGGCTTGAAATTGGGCATCTTTACCTCACCAGTTAAGCCCCTACCCACGAGCATCTTTGAGAAGCTAAGGGAGCAGGGGCTTTTGGAGGAGTTCGGGAAGCGGTTCCGATGATAGACCAGGAAGGCAGGCTCAGGTGCGACCACTGCAAGTCAGTCATAGGTGAATGGCTTGAAGGGAAGGTTGCGATAAAATGCTGGAGGTCTAACTGCAAGACTGTTACCATATTCGATAACAGAACAACAGCTTACTTTGAAGCTGTGTTGGAACGCCAGTTGACAAAAACCTAGAAGTGTGCTATAAGGTAGATTAGGGTACCTTAACATAACTAAATATTAGGCGCTACAGAAAGTTAGCCAATCTTATGAGTTGCAAGTCAACCGTGAGGTTGGCTTTTTTTATTACCCCGAAAGGGAGAAAACAAAGGAGGCATAATGACCGAACCTGAGAAATCAGAGACGACAGACCCAGCAATGGTGAATATCTCGAAGAGTGAGCACGAGGCCCTTCTGACTAAGGCAAAGGCACACGACGGTTACGGAGGGGCTAGGCGCACCTTGGAGAAGGGGCAAAAGGCTCTCAAGGAAAGCGAGGTGGCACTGGCACAGTCTCGGAAGGAAAGGGATACAGCGGAACTAGAGAACGCTGGTGACGATAAAGAAGAACTGAGTGCTGTGCGAGCAAGGCAGAGAGTAAGAGATGCCGAAAGAGAACGAGATGAGGCAAAGCGGGAGAATGAGCGGCTTACAGAGGCATTAGGGGAAGCCAACCAAGGCAAGGAGGCATCCGAGCAGAAGGAAACTGCAAGGGAGATCGCCACAAGGCTGAATGTTGATTCCAAACCTCTGATTCAAGCAGCCGCCAAGCTCGATGAGGACGACCTTGAGGCACTTGCAAAGACCTTGCAGAAGTTACCAGAAGAGCCTGAAATGCCCGTTGGCGCCAAGAAGGGGCCAGGAGCTACTAAGAACTACGCAGATATGACCCCTACGGAGCGCTTAAAGGCGATAGAGGGGAAACTAGAGTAGTAAAGGAGACATATGGCTGTAACAATACTCGATCACGCTATGGTATCAGCTAACGAAGGTAAGATGGTACTTGCTGCGATTGAAAATTGGTTTGCGAGGGAATCGCATATGGCCCAGAGTCTAGTTTGGGCCACGAACAAGGAACTTGCGGTGCAAATCACCTCATGGAAGACCTTGCCCACCGTTGGAACAAGGATTTTGAACGCTGGGTTCTCGGAATCCAGTGGGAAGTTCCAACAGAAGATAGAAAGCAAGTACATCTTCGGGCATTACATCGATGTAGACAGTGTTCTTGTGGACGCCAACCCCGCCGAAAGGACTATCCAGAGACAACAGAGTGCCGAGGGCATGGCGTTCAAATTCAACGACATGTTTATCAACGGCGACCCTCAGAGTAACGAGTTCAAGGGGCTGTCTGGACGTGTCGATGATGTAAACGCTTTAGGTGGGATTTATACCGACCAGTACATTGATGCGGGTAGTGCCACTACGGGAAAAGGTATCTTATACGATACCACCGAGAGACACTACTTCATCGACCAGATGGCGAAGCTCAAGCACGTTATCGTGGGACATAGACCAGATGCGTTTTTAATGAACAGCAAGATGTATCTGGCGTTCGAGTCTGCGATGCGACGTGAGAGTTTACTCAAGCAAGACGCTGATCAGTTTGGACGGATTATAAACATGTTCTCAAGCGTACCCCTGGTTGACATTGGGATTAAGGCTGACCAGGCTACGGAGATTATCACCAATGGTGAATCTCTGAGTTTGGGGAGTGACGAGACCTCGATCTATGCTTACAGGCTTGGCGAAGGTAAGTATCTGTGGGGTATCCAGCAAAAACCAATGGAAGTAATTGACCACGGTAGGCGGGACAGTGCCCCTGTGTTCAGGGATGAGGTTCAGTGGGTGATTGGTCTGGCTGTCAGTGATCCCAGGTCGATTGCGAGAGCATACGGATTCGTGGCCGACTCTGGCGCAAGCTAAATAGAAATAACCAAGGAGGGTTAGATCATGTTCGATGATCTCATGGAACTACTGGATGGTAGCATAGACCTTGCTCCTGCTACAGATACTCCGGCTACATCCGTCACAAGGGATGCGGCAACTGGGGCTGCGGTAATTGATATGGGAGAAGGTGGGACACCTGCTGGTGGAATGTCATGTGTCTTGCTGCTACCTGCTGCGAGTGCTGATGGTGACATTCTGACCGCTTTCCTGGAAGTATCCAGTGTGGTAGCGTTTGGCAGTGATGTCAGTGAAGTGGGCAAGTTTGACATAGCGGCTGCAAGCAAGGGGGTAATTCTTGGCAGTGAGACCCCTGATGAGGCCATTCTACGGTTCTCAACAGATAAGAGATATGTCAGGCTCAATGCCACAGTGACGGCAAGCGATGACTTCAAGGCCGCAAAGTGCTATCTAGTACCTAGTGCCTTCAAAGTGCTGTAGGAGGGAGAGATGGCTAATACGCCTATTACTGGCATAGCCTTTAGTTCTGGGTATATGACACTCACCTACCAGAACGGTACTCAAACCCGTCAGCCCGTGAGTGATATCCTGAGGGCACTTGACATACCAGACCTTAACATCGACAGCTTGACGCTGTTGACTAACCTGGCTCAGGTAGTGATGGTTCTCCTTCAGACTTTAATGGAGCAAGGGATTGTTACCGATGAGTTTGCGGGGAAGTTTAGTCTTGAGTATCTGTGGGATAGGTTAATCAACGATATGAATGCTCAACCTGTTTCTTAAAAGGAGGATGCTTATAGAGAATAAACGTTATTAAGTTGGTAAGTCAGGCTATGACTTTAAGATAGCCAGAAAAAGGAGAAGCAAATGGGATTCGATGTTACATTACAGGCGGACGAGGATCAGGCTTCAATTAGCCTGAAAAGTGGAGACGATCAGAAGGTTGCCCTGTCTAAGCTGGGCGAGGTCTTTTCCGCCGACTGGAAACAGCGGCTTATCAGGTCTGGCCAGGCTTGGGCAGTTCATGTGGGGGGAATTACCACAGGTGCAGATATAGTAGGGGTAGTGGGGGGGGGCAATGGTACTACCATTGACACCGATCAGCCTGAATTGGTGATCGGTGTTCCTTTGGGGTATGACCTCATCCCGATGGAGACTCATGTAAGTGCCTATTTCCACCCCATTACAGACAAGGCGATCAACAACATTCTCCTGTTTGGGGACAGAACACAGTCCCCTGTGTCACAGACAGCAACAGGAGTTGCAGTTACGCCGGTGAACCTTCTTGATGGTGCAGGCGCTTTCCCTGGGACAGCTTGGAAGCAAGCTACCGCCGACATTACCACTGACCCTGTGGCTAGTGAGATTCTGGACTACGTGGCGACCCAGACCCTTGCTGCAACTGGAGGCCCTGGGCAGGGTGGTCTCAAGATGGATTATATGCCTGAAGCGCCCACGATATTCCGTGGGCCATGTCAGGTTGTCCTCTGTTGGGGAACAACCCAGGCTTCCGGTGCTACCGGAATGGGTGTTATCAAGGTAGGTTGCGTACCGTCTGGCTACTTCCCAGTTGGCTAATGTAGCTAAGTCCGAGGGGGGGAGGGTAAAACTTCCCCCCTTCGGCCCAAATTACATTAGGAGGTGGGAAATGGATGCAAAGTTGGATATATTGGTTCCGACTCATAATCATCTGGATCAGACGATGCGGTGCATAGAGAGTCTTTACAATTATACTCGTGCACCGTTTCATTTAATCGTAACAGATGATTCCACGGACGGTCTGACACCACGTTACTTCAAGCAACTGCAAAAAGAGCACGACAATATCACCTATGTTCGTTCCCTTAAACAGTATAAGTGTGGGAACGAATTTATCAATGTGGGCCTGAGTCATTGCAAGACTCCTTACATGGTCCTGGTAGTGAACAGCATGATGGTAGAGCCCGACTGGGAGACAGCGGGGTTGCATCTTATGGAAGCAGACCACGAAGTAGGCGTGGTTGGGTTTAAGTGCCTGAAGCACGAGGGTTGGATTGAAAGTGCAGGGTTAATGATTACGGAAGACCTGAGTTCTCTCAGAGATATTGGGACAGGACAAGCAGGCCACCGTCTTTCAAGGGTTTATGAGTGTATGGCTGTCCAGTTTGCATTTGTACTATTACGGAAAGAGGCTGCAACCGGCAATCTGCGAGAGGACATATTCCACGGTTTCAGGGGGATGGAGGACTTAGATAACTGTTTTGTAATCCGAGGCAAGGGGTGGAAGATACTTTATTGCGGACTCGGTATTGGTTTTCATCAGACTTATGCTACAAGGGAAGCTAGGGATGAAGAATCACTTAGGCAGAATTTAGAGAATCGAGAGGTATTTGCAAAGAGATGGGGGTTCTGGGCCTCATACCAGAAGATATTCCCCTTCCTTGGAGAAATGCTTCCCGATGTCAAACCTAGAGAAATGAGATTGCCACCGAATTTCCAGACTGGCGAGTTGCAGGTAAAGGAGTATGCTACAAAATAATGGCTAAAGTATTACTTATGCCACCCATACACAGCTATAAGCAATATCCGACATACCTTTCTCTGTCGGACTTCCCTACGGGGTTTGCGTACATCGCTTCAGCATTGAAAGAAGCAGAACATCAGGTTGTTGGTCTAAACCTTAACAATAAGAGGGGGTACGGGACTGGCCTGAGCTTAATGAAGGACAAGCTACCGGAAGCGATAAAGGATGTGGATTTAATAGGACTCGGCGGACTCTGTATAGACTATGCGTTTATACGAGATGCCATAGGAGTCATCAGGGAGGTGTCGGATGTTCCGATTGTTCTTGGAGGGAGGATAGTCAGCAATGATGAGGAGGTATTCGACATATTAAAACCTGACTACGCCATCATTGGGGAAGCCGAAGAAGCGATGGTAAGCTTGGCCAGCACATTTGACAATGGTGGCAGCAATCCCCCCTGGATAATAAGAGCCACGCCACCTGACGTTGACACCCTTCCTCTCCCTGACTATGAGCCATTCGACATAAAGGAGATGATAGATGACTACT